TCTTCTTGTCGTTCCAGCGGTACAGCCCGAGTTCCGACAGCAGGCGCTCGCACTTGTGGCTTATCAGCAGGTCTCCCTGCTCCATCGCCGTCATGACGTTGCTGATTCCCTCTATGACGGCGTTGTCCGCACCCCTGAAGTCCCAGTCGCCGTGGCGGTGCATGCACTCCATGAACGACGACGAGGACGGGTCTATCACGACAAGCTCGACGTACTTCCTCGCCATGAACCTGCGCAGCGCCTCGTAGTGCTCCTCGTCCGTCCTGCGGTACCCCTCCGCCTTCGAGTCGAAGCAGTACTCGTCCACTGCGTACGCCTTGCCGCCTTTTACGACCCAGTCGATTGCCACGAATGGGTTAGTGATGCCGTAGTCGATTGAGACGTAGTGCGGGGACTTGCGCAGCTCGTCCTCCGGCAGCTCGGCGCACATCGTTGACTCGCGGAAGTTCTGGTAGACGAGACCCTCGGCGAGAACCCAAAGGCCACGGATGAACCGGTCGTAGAACACGCCGGAGTACATGCGCTCGTACCTAGCTATCGTCTCGTCGCTCAGCGTCGGGTTGTCCCTCATCGTGAACTTGAGCACGAGTATCCGCTTCTCCTCGGCCTTGTCGATGAAGTCCCTCTTGACGAAGTGCGTTGGGTACGACGGGTTGCAGTTCCACCAGAACTTCGAGCCGTCCACCGAGCATCGGGCCATCGCCTGGTCTACGAACGAGCGCGGCATCAGCGCCACCTCGTCCAGCAGGCACCCGGCTGCGGTCATGCCCTGGATGACGTCCTGCGACTGCTCCGAGCTTGCGCCGAACAGCCAGTACGTGTTCGTGCCCACCCTCACGTAGCCGTCACCACGGTGGTAGTCGTAGCTCATGCCCATCGAGCGCAGTATGCCGAGCATCGGAAGCACGACGTTCCTCGTGAGCGAGCCTATCGTCCTTCCCGCCACGATGAAGCTCCGGTGGGAGAACATTTTCTGCGACCACAGCACGAACCCGACAATCATCGAGTGCGTCTTGCCCGAGCGCACCGAACCCTGCGCAATCACGCCGTCATACGGACAAGCGCCCGACCACCACGTGGCAAGGCGCTTCTGCTTGTCGCTGAACTCTATCATTCCGTCTTCCCGAGTCCGAGTGCGTCAATCCACTCCTTGATGCTCGCGTCCTGCTCCTCGCTGATTGCGACGTCCTGCCTGTCGCGCCACAGCTGCGGCTGACGGTTCTTCAGCCAGAAGATGCAGGCGGTCACGTCCGGAGCAAGCTCCCTCTCGGTCTCCTCCACCCTCTTCACCTGCGGCTGGCCGTCCACAATCTCGATGACCTTCTTGGTCTCCCGAGACTTGCCGCCCATCGCCCGCTGGTACAGCGTGCGCTCGACGTCCATGTCCGCTATGTCGCGGCTCTCGTTTAGGGCGTTCGAAAACGCCTCGTCCTCCTTGGCCCACTTGTACAGCGTTGACTTCGCGACGCCGAACTCCCTCGCTATCTCCTCGGCAGTGGCACCCCTCAGCGCCAGACCCCTCGCCCACGGGATGTGGTACTTCGGGTCGTACTTAGTCGGCCTTCCCGTCTTCGCCATACGTATCACCCATCATGTTCTCGAAAATCTCCAACGGGCTGCTTATCTCCCCGGACTTCATCTTGCGGTCTATGAGCGCCTTCACGCCCCTTGCCGTCGTCTCCGGTATCGCGGCCCTTCCGAACAGCTTCATGATTGGAGTATACGCCCTGCCGTCGTCCTCCCCGAACTCCTTCAGGGCGGCCCTCACCATGAGCCACACTGCCGCACCGGCGTTCTTCACGTCCCCGTACTTCTTCGCGGCTCTCAGGACTGACGCCACGAACGCCTTGTCTTCTTGGGATAGCGTCCCTACAAACAAGGCGCCCGGATTCTGTCCGAACGCCATACTTCGACCTCCTATGAGAAATGGTCCGGGGGCTTCGGAATCGAACCAAAGAACCTCACGGCCCCAAGCCGTGCGCTGAACCCTTCAGCTTCCCCCGGATGCGGCATCCATTCTAGCTAAAACATCGACATCTGTAAACGCTCCTGCACGACCTCGGCAGGTTCCCACTCGACCACCGATATGCCGCTCTCGGTCATCCACTCCGAGACCACATGGCGGTGGCACTCCTCCGGGTTCCTCTCGTAGCACATGAGCGCTATCGACTTCGAGCCGTCGCACAGTCTGGCAAGCTCCTCTGCCACGCGCCGTGCGTCCAGCCTCTCGACCATCTCGCGGTAGCTCTTCCAGAACTCGTCCAGCGGCATCCTCATCATCGGCCACGTCGGCGCGAGCGTGTCGTACGCCTTCCCGCGAAACCATTTCGGCTTCCCACGGCATATTGCAACAGGCTCCACGCCCTCCTTTGCGAGCCTCTTCGCGTTGCCCCAGTACGACGTGTAAATCCTCATTCTTCCTGCCTTCACGTTTGTGATTGATTCCATGTCTTCATCTTAGCACAATGGCTGGTACATGCACTTGTTTTTCGTGCATCTACCAGCCGTTTTGCCGTCAGGCTTGCTTCTGCGTGAGCACGTCAACCTTTGCGGAAAGCCTCTCGTACTCCTGGGCTTTTATGTAGTCCAAATCGAGCAACGCTATCGCCCCTCCCACTTGTTGCACACGCTGTTTCCCCACGTCTCCTGACCCTTGAGGTCGCACACGAGGCTCCCGTCCTGATAGCTCGACCTGCACCACGCGCAGGACTCGCACTGTGGCTTGCTCTTAAGGCACGCTGGGCAGACCCACCTCGGCTGTCCGTCCGCGTCCCGCTCCCACGTCCAGCCGTCTGGCGCTACCCTCTCGGTCGGCAGCACGCCCTGCGAGCGAAAGGGCTCCTCGTCTCCGCACATGTCGGCGACCACGACCCTCACCTGGTCGGTGGCGCCGCACCTGTGGCACCTAATAGGATACCTTGCAATCTCTACTTCCATGGACCCCTCCTGTCATACTCGCGCCCGTCTAGCCACCTGCTGGCCGCGTGCGACATTTGCTCTCTGTCATCCTGGCCCCTGTCGTTCCAGCCAAGCCAGTAGCAGGCCAGCCCAGCGCCGAGGGTCGAGAGCACCAATGCTAGCGCGACATACCACGCGATGTCAGTCATCCTTGAGCCTTCTTCCAGACACTACCTCGATTACCGTCCCGTGCCCCACGAGCGCCAGGCGGAAGCCCATCGCCCTCGCCACGAGCGCGAGCGTATCAGCCTTCGGGCCGCAAGGTAGATTGGTTCCCCTCCTTCTCGTCGCTTCTGCTTCACGCAGCGTTGCGCTGATGTTCTGACTACAGCGGCCAATCCTCTGCGACGCCTTGCTGAGCGACACTCCAGAGACCTTTGACATTTCTCGCACGGCATCCTCGGGAAGCATCGCTTGGACTTTCTTACTCGTGCTCATCGTGCGTCACCACCCTCGCACCACATTCTTCGCAGTAGGCAGGCGGCATGTCCTCACGTGGCCGCATGACGCCGTGACCGCACGTGAGCCTGAAGACGTTGAACTCGCCATACTCGATAGGCTCTACGGAGTCAACCTCGCACGTCGGGTCTATCAGGTCGGCAAGGCGGACGAGGATGGCCATCTCCGTCGTTGGCCGTGGTGCCCCGTTGGTGAGGATGGAGTTAAGCACCTCGCCCAATGTGAGGTCATGCACGCCCTCGCCAGAAATCACCCTCATTGTCGCCGCCACCTCGCGGCGCTCGTAGCTAGTCATCGTCGCTCACCACCCTTGCCCCGCAGCATGAGCAGAAGTTTGGGACGAACATCTGCCTTCCACCAACCTCCGCCCCGAGGGACGCCCCGCACCTGCTGCACACCAGCTCGTCATCCATGGACGTACCTTGATGCACGGCGTGACACGTCGGGTCTATGAGGTCGGCTATGACGGTGAACATGCTGTCCCCGTCCGGCAGGCAGCTCTCAAGGTCTTTCATGTAGTTGTAAGCCTGCATGCCCACATCCTGCGCCTCGAACATCCCCGGGGCGTTGCGCTCGCGGTACTTATTCCTCAGCCTCTTGGCTATCTCCTGCCTACTTGACTCCCGTGCTCCCATACCCTCCGTCGCCCCTTTCGGTCTCCGAAAGCTCCTCCACCTGCTCTACCTTGCACGGGCAGTACGGCATCACGACCATCTGCGCAATCCTGTCCCCGGCCTCAACCTCGAACGGCTCGTCGGTGTCGTTCGTCAGCGTCGCCTTGATTTCTCCACGGTACCCGGAGTCGATTACGCCCACGCAGTTTCGCAGCGCTATGCCGCTCTTGCATGCAAGCCCGGAGCGCGGGAACACCAGACCGACGCACCCTGACGGAACCTCACACGCAATCCCGGTGCCTACCGTCACGTGGCCGTGCGCTGGAATGCGCAACGAATCCGTTGCCCTTAAATCAAGCCCAGCGTCCCCATCGTGTGCGTATGCGGGAACCTCTCCGCTCAGAACCTTCACCTTCAGCTTTCGCCCTAGCATTTAATCAGCCACCCCTTCTTTGTAATCAACCACAAAATCAAAAACAGCCTGCATCGCCTTGTCGCACAAGACAAAGTCGTCTTTTTGCTGACTCATGAGTTCTCCTCCACCGGCTCGTGTCCCAGCTCTCGCTTGATTGCGCCAATCATCGTGTCGGATAGCATCTTCTGCACATCATCTCCGCGCAGATACTCGCACAGCGCCTTTCTTATTCCATCCTCTCCCCAATCGAACCATCTTCTTGCCGTCTCCACGCTGTCGGAACGCACCGATTCACCGCCGTGACTTGTGGCCTTGAACGCATCTACTGCCTTGCGCAGGTCATCTACCATCGCGTCTATGCGCTTGCACTCTTCTTGGTCTTCGTAATCGCAGTAGTCGCTGCTCATTTCGACACGCAGGCTTTCTACACGGTTGCCTATGTCAATCAGAGACTTAATCTCATCATCGAATGCGCTTGGCACGTGCGCTAAGACATCGGTCGCATAGTCGCGGATGTACTGCATCTCAACGCCGATAACGCGCTCTGCCATTTCAGTTGAGTCGCCGTACCTCCATGCAACCGCGTGGACGCAATCCGCTGCATCTTCAATCGTGTTGTTGGCTTTAATCTCCAAATCGGTTTTCATTCTTTTTCCTCCTCGTCGAACCTGCTGCTCTTTACCTCTATGTCGAGCCTAGGATTTCGCTCCTTCAGCCAGACGCCTATGAAGTGCGTGAGCGTGTTGCTCACCCCGTATGTGTGCTCTTTCCCGTCGGTGTCGGTGAACGGTACCGCGTTGAGCTTGATTCCGCTCTCGTACCGCAGCTTCTCGACCAGGTACTTCGCGGAGACGCGCTTGCCCTTCCAGTCGATGGCGCGTGCCTGATTCTCGATGTACCTCATAGCCTCGCGGTTCATCGACCTCCACACGTTCCACAGCTCCCTCACCGCATCCGGTTCCAGCGGGTACCTGTAGCGTCGCTCCTCGTACATGACGTGCCCGACTGTCTGCGTGTAGTCCTCTGTGTCAATCATGATTCACCGCCGAACGTCTCAGATGGCACGTCGCGTTCGTCTTTCCGTTTCCCTTAACATGTCCGTAGAACGTTGCCATTACTCCTCACATCCCAAGAAGTAATCCACGAACTTCTTCTCGGCGTATCCAGTGACGCTTTTTAGAACCATGTCCTCGTCGCTCCCGTTGTACCAGTCTGAGTCGGCTATCAGCGTTCCCATGTCGGAAGCCTCAAGCGGCATATCGTCCGACTCTCCGTACTCCCATCCATCCTTCTCGGGGTCGATGCACTGAACCGCTATCCCGATAAAGTCAGCCGCCGCCATCTCTGGTGCCGTCATCCCGTCGAACTCGGACTTGTAGTAGTGGGCGCCCCAAACCTGCCTTCCGTCATCGTCTAATGCGTAGACGTTGATTCCACCAGCGTTGTCCGCGTATGCCATTGCCTTCATTTCGTCCTTCCTTTCGTCTGTCTTTCCTTATCTGATGTAATCATCATAACACATGTGTTCATCGTTGTGAATGGTTTACGCAAGAAAATGGGCAGGTTTTTCACTCCTGCCCACTCGTCACAGCATCGACTCGTACGTCTCCGCCTTGCGTATGTCCTCGGTCGGGTCATCGGTCTTCTTACCGGCCCTGAGACGGTACTTCAGGACGTTGCCCTTGACGAAACCACGGAACTCCTCCTCAGTCAGGACGGCCCTTATCACGCTCATGGTCTCCATACCGGCGACCCTGTAGTACTCTGGCCTAACCTCTTCCATCGAGACGCCTCCACCCTTCCATTTCCAGCGCCTTCGAGTACTTCGTAGGCTCGTCCAGCAGGATGTACTCCCAGTGCCCGGCCTCGATTGTCGGCATGCCGTAGCTGCCGCACGGCTGCCTGCTCTCGACCCACCTGAAATGGAGCATGTTCTGGTGGGCAAGCCCGTGGCACCCAGACGTGTTGCCGGAGCCGCACAGCGTTATCGTCGGCTTCTTGAGTTCAACGCCGTTGCGGTACATCTTTCCAGCGCTCCTGCGCACCACGTGATGCTGGTTCAGCGGCCACGACCTCCCGCAGACCGCGCACCTGTCCATGATGACGGACGGCTTTCCCATCATCGGCTGGAGCTCAAGCGCGAGAGTCGTAACCCTAGCCACGGCGCATCACGTACACTGTGGTGCCCTCTCGCTTGACCTGGACCTTGCCTCCGTACTCCCTGACCGCCTTGCTCAGACCGCCCTGCACGCGCTTCGCCTCGTTGACCGTCTCGCACTCCTTCGAGATGCAGGCGTCGTCCGACTCCACGAACGACTCCACAAGCAGCTCGTACCGCTCACGCTGCGTGACCGGTGCCTCCGACGCCTTGAACCCCATGTCATACTCGTCAACCATGCTGAGACCTCCTGCAATCCATTTTGCTGGCCGTTTTCGGCCTTCCGTGTGTGTTTGTTCCTCTTGCGTCGCGTCTGTCCTTAAATCGCCTTAGAACGGGAACGGCAGAGTGCCGCGCTCCCATCCTCCGACGACTCCGAACGACGCGACTGTCATCGCTATCGCAATCAGGCCGAACGCCGTCTCGTGCTCCTCGGAGAACCGGTCGATTGACCACGACACCCTCCCGAGCCAGCACAGCAGCGCGTCTACAGCAGCTCCTGCGGCTTCTTCCGCAACGCATCGCACATCCGCTTGAACAAGTCGGTGCGAGGCTCCCTGCGCCCGTTGACGATGTTGCTCATCTGCCCGTACGAGCACCCGACCTTCCGAGCCAGCTCGTTCTGCGACATGTCGCGCTCTGCCAGCGCGTCCTTCAGTGCTTGCGTGTTCATTCATTCTCCTTCGTCCTTCCTGCCTTGGTGTTTGTGGATGTGAACATCTTATAACATCCGCTCACGTTTGTAAATATCATTCCAAGCCAAGGTCTCTCCTCATCGCCTCGTATCGCTCAGCCGTCGCACGCTTCCTCCCGGTGTTGAACTCGACCGGCAGGCACACCTCAAGGATGCGGTTGTACGTCCTCCTCGCGGTTATGTCTGGCGTCTTGTAAAGCTCCGTGCGCGTGAGGTTGGTGCTCACGACCATCGGCCTCCTCTGCTGGTACCTTCCATCGACGATTGCGTACACGAACTCCTGTGCGTAGCTCGTGCTCCTCTCGGCACCCAGGTCGTCCAGTATGAGCAGGTCGCATGAGAGCAGGCTCCTGAGCTGCTGCTCGTCGTCGAGGTTGCGTGCGATTATGAGCTGCGGGACTGAGCGCATCACGACACGCTTGCCGTCCTCTATGAGCCTGTTCGCGATGCAGCAGCTCGCGAAGGTCTTTCCTCCGTCAGGTTCCCCGAACATGAGCAGGCCGTAGTCTGCCCCGGCTGCGCACCTCTCGGCGTATCTGCGGCACACCTCCATCTGAGCCTTCCCGTACCTGCCGTCGTCTGCCTCGAACGTGCATTCTCGCATCTCCCTGGACGAGAACGCCGTCCTCAGCAGCCTCTCGGTGCGAGCCTTGCGCTCGCGCTCCTCCGACTCCCTCTCCTCGCGCTCCCTCGCCTCCTCCTGGCACCTGCACATGCATGGCATTAGCCTCCCATCCACCATGACCGCCCTCGGCGTGTGGCAGTCGGGGCACATCGGGATTCCGTCCTCTACCGGGAGACCGTCCCACAGACGGCTCGGAATGCTCAAACCGAAGTCCATGCTCTCTCTCCCTAGAACGGGCAGTCGGCCATGTCGGCGACCGGCGACTCTTGCAGATAACCCTCGAACTTCGATGCTCGGAACAGCGTCTCCGGCCTCAGGTACGGACGCATCCTCGGGTCTTTCGACCACTGCGCGACCTTGCAGTCGATGACGGCGATGCAGTCACGCACCGAGTACCCTTCCCTCAACCTCGCCGCAATCGGCTTGCGCGTCGAGTCCTTACGCGGGTTGAACCGCTTCCCTGTCACCTCGTTGAGGTGTGCCGTCACCTCGTCCACGGACTCCTGTATCCCGTCTTGGGGGGCTTTAGGGGGTTCTCTGGTAGTCATCTGGTAGTCATCTGGTATAGGTTCGCCCTGTGGGTCATTTTGATTTGCCCCTGTGGGCAAATGAATGTTCTCGTTTCGGCACAGGCTAATGCCCTTCTCGGTGAGCGTGTACCACTTCGTCCTGTCGTACGCCAGCTCGTTGTAAGTGCCTGTAATCACAAGCCCGCAGTCTTCCAGCTTCTTGAGCGCCGAACGAATCTGCTTCTCAGTCAAGTACGGGAACTGCTCCGAGAAAGCCTTCACGCTGTTGTACGTCCAGAACCTGCCGTCGTGCTCGTTCTGCCCGTTCGTCGCGTTCTTCTCGACCCAGAACTCGATGTTCTTGAACAGCACCGCCGAGTTGACTCCCACCAGCTCCGCGACCTCAGAGTCGAATGCGTTAATCATTTCTCCTCCTAAAAGAAAGACCCCGCACGGTGGAGGTAACGGCTCCAACCCTGCGGGGTTTCTCTTGCTATCAGTCTACCAGATGCCGTTACCATCCGATAGGCTCATCCTATCATTTTCTTCCGACGAGTTCGCGGTAGTGTGCGCAGAACTCGCAGGCCGCGCAGTAGTCGCGGCACTTCTGGTCATCGCCAGGACGGTGCTCCACATAGAACTTCTCTCCCTCCTTGTCCGCTCGCTCCTGCGCCTCCTGCTCCGAGTCGTACAGCTTTACGGCGGACTTGCGACCCTCCTTCATGACGGCCCACTTGTCTGCCTTGTGCCAGCGCTCCTCCTCGGTGCACATCGGCAGCTCGTCGTCTGGCAACTGCTCACAACGCCTTATCTCCTCGAACTTCTCCTTGAGCGCCTTGCCGCACTCCTCAAGCTCCTCGTCCGTGAAGTCCCAGCCGATGCGGAACACCGGGTGCTGCGGGTACGTATGGTCTGCCTTCGCCTTCGTCTTCGAGTGGTCTTTCAGCATCGCGACGATTTCCCCGCGACGGGCGTTCTCGAACCCGATTTGACGCAGCATCCATACGTAGCACATGGTCTGCTTCTTCCAGTCATCGAACTCTCCGAACACGACCTTCCACGCTGTGGCGGTCTTGTAGTCGGTGACCGTTCCCGTCGAGTCGTCGTACAGGTCGAAGATTCCAGACAGCTCGTACCCGTCACCCATGTCCACGCTGAGCCAGTTCTCCTTCAGCTGACTCTCCGTCTCCTGCGACTTCTCAAGGATTCCATGCACCGCGCTGCCGAAGATCGCCCACACCATGTCCGACACGTCCTGCTCTATCTCGCCGTCATGTCGGCGTTGCAGTATCGCCTCTCTCGTACCCTTCAGCACGGCGGTCACGCTGTAGCGCTTCGGCGTGTACTCGTGGTCGCTCGTCGCAGCGTCCACGAACGGCTGCGGCAGACCCATCTCGTTGGTAAGCTTCATTCGTCTACCTCCACAATCTCCACTGTCATGTACTCTGCTACCCTCGTCCTCGGGTTCTTTCTGACCACCAAGCAGACGACCTGCGTGTCATCGTGCCACGCGACCCCGTTCAGTGCATCTAGGACGCTCTTCGCAACGTTGTCTGCGTCCGGCTTGTGCGTGTCAGGCTCGCTCTGGACTCGCTTCGGCGTGCTCTTCGGAAGCTCTCTGTACGTCTGAATCGTGACCATTAGCGGCCCGTCGTGCGTCTCGCCGCACTGCCTGCGGTACTCGTCGGCTATGAGCCTCTCGTACCTCTTGCCATCTGGCGGCTGGTACGTCTGGGCGTGCCCCGCCACGACCCTGAACTTCGGGCGGGGCTTGCCGTGAACCTTACCGACGACGATGAACCTACTCCTCATCGTCCTGCTCTGACTTCATGAGGCGGTCGATGGCCTTCTTCTTCTCCGACTCGTACACCGAGCGAAGCTCTGCCTCGCACAGGAGCGCGAACTGATCGTAGCTCATGAAGCTCGGCACCTTCTCTACCTTGCGCTTGGACCAATCATCGAAATCCTCGGCGACGATTACCCCGTTCTTGCGCTCTACCCGCACGTCCTTCCAATAGCCGAGCGATTCTTCCACGAGCTTCTCGCGTCCGACTTGGAGGATTCGTGCGTTGATGCCCTCGAACGGGTCGCTCTCGGTGCTCGTCGCGACCGACTTGACCATGCCTGCCCTCAGCTTCTCGTTCTCGGCCTCAAGCCGCTCGATGCGGTCGTAAGCCTCAAGCACGCCCATCACCATGTCGTTGCGTTCCATCCTGTCCTGCCTTTCCGCCCTGTCGGGCTTCTCGTTTTCGGGGATTCCGTTTCCCCTTGACCTAATCATAGCACAAGCGTTCATCGTTGTGAATAGTGATTACGAGAAAAAGGCGGGTCGCAAGCCCGCCTTACGCGCTAATCGACAGTCGCAAGAACCTCGCCGGTCTCGCGGTCTACGAGGCTCGTTCCGCGAATCTTGCCGATTGCGTCGTCGAGCGGAAGCTCCATCTGCCCACCATACCGTGCCGCCCCCATTTCCAGTATCAATTTCGTTATTGAAGCCTTTTCCACTTGAACCCAGCGCACTTTTTCCCGTTTAGAGAAGCGACACATAAAGTATTGGGCGCTCTTCCTACGCTGTCTGCGGCCTCTTTTATGCTGTCGAATATTTCGATAATTGAGCCGTCATCTGATATTTTCGCTATGCGAACACTTCTTGGAAATGCCTTTAGCCCCTCGCATTCCCTACGCTCCCCATCGAGTTTTCTATGGCATGGAGTACATGCCCAGATGACATCGAGCGGCTTCGTGTAGTCATCATGATGCGCTTCTATCCTTCTAATGCTTCCAGAGATGCCGCAGATACTGCACTTGTCTGGGCGCTTTAACACACCTGCCGCAATTGCCGCGTCCGTTAGCTTGTGTACGTTGTATTTCGTTGGGTTCTTCTCGAACGTTGAAAGTCTTGTCTTGAACACGTTCTCGGGATTGGCGGAGCGGTATACGGAGATGCTTTTCTTGAACTTTTCTTTATTCGCCGCATACCGCTTATGGTTGTAAGCAGAAAAGCAACTTCTGCAAACGTCTTGCCTTGAAACGCCCTTCTTTCTCCAATTGAATTCTGATTCTGGCAAGTCCTTGCCGCATTTTCTGCAAATCATATAACCCCCGTTCACTAAAAAGGACTATATGATTTTATACTCCTTTTTAATCAAAAAGGCAAATCCTCGTCGTACACGCCTGCGTCTTCCTGCTGTCCGCCGTACGTCTTCTGCCCGCTTCTCTGTCCTGCGCTCTGGAAGTGGATGTTGTCCACGACCACCTCGACCTTGCTGCGCTTCTGACCGTCCTTCTCCCATCGGTTCTGGTGCAGACGCCCGGTGACCGCGACATACGTTCCCTTCGACAGGTAGTCGCTCACCGACTCTGCTCGCTTGCCGAACAGCGTCATGTCGATGTAGTTCGGGTAGTCAGACCACTCCCCGTTGCCGTCCTTGCGACTCTCGTTGACGGCAACGGACATGCTCAGAACCGCCGTCCCGCTCTTCGTGTAGCGAAGCTCCGGGTCTCTCGTGAGTCTCCCCCCGAGCGTCACGCTGTTCAATCCGCTCATCTTCTCTCCTTAGCTCTTCGCAATCCATCCTGCCAGTATCTCGGAGGCGCGTACGGTCTGCGCCTCGTTGTACTCAAGCGTACCCTCGGTCACCCCGAGCTGCTGCATGCCCTTCGTCTTGTTGAGCGCGGCAATCACCTCGTCTATCTGACGGCCCTTCATCTCCGCGAACTTCGTCAGGTTCACTAGGAAGTCATCTCCGAATGACTGTGTGGGCTTCTGTGGTGCCGTTTTGCGGGCCGTTTGAGGCTTCTTTGGTGTAGTTGTTCCTCCTCCGCGAGTCCGCGCCTTAGAGCCGCTTTCAGAGCCTCGGTTGTCCATGCCGTCAACCTCCTCTCCGGAGTCGATGGCGAACAGGCCGCACATCGCGTACTTGCGTGCGTACGAGCTTGCAAGGCCGGAAATCTGCGCCTCGTCCATGCCCTTCTTCTCGTCCTCCTCGCGTGCGTACGCCGTCGATGAAATCTCGCCATCGCACCCGTTCGCCCAGAACGTCGCGGTCGCCTTCGTGTAGAACCTCTCGCCTATGAGCACCACCTCGTCGCTGAGGAAGTACCCGCAGTCGTACTTGTCGCACAGCGGCTTCAGCGCCGCGTTGATGCTCTCAAGGTTTCGGAACGCGTACTTTCCGAAGCTGTTGTACTGGTCTTTCGGGACGTGAAGCTCGTTCTGCACGTGTGACAGAACAGCTCGCAGCCCCCTTTCCTTCTCATCCATTGACGACCCAGCCTCTCCTGTCATTACTCTCTCCTCATGTTGTGCGAAACCTCTAATGAAGCCAGAGAATATGCCTCGGCCTTACCACGTAGATACATCTCCGTGCCTGTGTCTCCGTCCTTCTCGGCGCGGTAGGCTTCGTTCTCGAACTCGTCTGAGCACTTTGCGAAGTAGTCAGCCATTTCGTCTACCGTCCTGTACCTGCCGTTCTCCATGTCTCCCTGCCTTTCCTGCCCTTGGAGAGCCTTTCCCTCCTATGAATCCATCATAGCACAAGCGTTCATCGTTGTGAATAGTGATTACATAAAAATGGGGCCGCGCCAGCAGCCCCATCCACGCCATCTAGGATGCGGACGCCTTGAGCTGCGACGCCCCGATGAGCACGCCTACGCACAGCGCGAGAATCGAGCACGTCTGGCTCACCTGCTCGCCGTACCCAAGCCCCCACACGTTCGCGACGAGCGGGTATGCCGTCGCGACGAGCGGGAGCAGGACGAGCGCCACCCACTTCAGCACGCTGTAGACCCCTGACGGTAGCCAGTACTTCGGGTACTGCGATACCTCCCGCACGTCATCATGCTCCGTGACTGTCTTCTCGTCTTCCATCTCCACCACTCCTTACGGTACGGGCGAAAGCCCAATCTTTGCCAACACCAGAGCCATTATCGCAGCCACTATGATTGCAATCAACTGCGACGTCACAGTCTCCCATCTCCTGCCCGGTCGCTGCTCGCTCGCCTCAAGCTTGGCGTCAATCTTGCCGACCGTCTGGTCTATTCTCGATAGCGTGACGCCCATCGTGGCCTCGCTAATCTTCAGCTCGTCAATCTCCTTGCCGTGTTCCGTTATCCTCCGCTCGTGACTCTCGACCCTCTCCTTTATCGCGTACAGGTCGCCGTCCCCCGTCATGCCCGCCACCTCCCCCTTGCCGTCTCGAACGCGTCGATGGCAAGAGAGGCAGGGGCAATCGCGACGCACAGGGCAACGCAAAGCGCTACCGCGACCGACAACCTCGCCCACTCACGGACTCCTCCGCCCACCAGCATCGCCTACTTTCTCGCCGCGCTGACCGGGAGTACCTTCTTGAGAGCCTCCCACTGCGCCGATGTGACCACCTTGGTCTTGATGCCGATGGCCGCGAGTGCCTGCGACTGCTCGCTGGTGGTGAGCGTCACGATCCCGTCCCCGCTCACGAGCGCCTGGAAGCCCAAAGCCTTGCCACCCTCACGTGGCTCCACGATGACCATGCCCATGTCCTCCTCTTCTGCGGCCTTCGGTGCCGCCTTGCTAGTAGCCTTTGCCGCCTTGGGCTTAGTGCCGTAATTGGGCCTTACGCACGTGCGCACTACTCCGTATCGGCGCGTCCTGCGTGCCACCCAGCCACCATTTCCTTGCGACCCCGCGCCCCCGCGCGAGGTGTTGCCCTCGATGGTGACGAGATACGAGCCGGGATTGCTCTCCACGATTCCCACGTGGTCGCACACGCCATCCCCTCCCCAGTCGAAGAGCACCAAATCGCCTGGGCGTGCCTGCCGTGCGCCGACCGTGGCCCCAGCGCGACGCGCCGCAGCCTCGATGGACGGGCAGTAGCTGCCTGGCAGACCCGCGCACGGGACTCCAGCAGACGCCATGACCCACGAGACAAACATTGCGCAGTACGGTACGCCGGACTCCGCGAAGTAGCCAGACCACGTGAGTCGCGCGTACCACCTGCCGTACTTCGTCCCCGGCTCCGGGTCGCTGTAGCGCCAGTAGCCTATCTCGCCGCGTGCGATGCGCAGCGCGTCATCGACAGTCCCCATCGGCCTGGCTCACCTCCACCACGTCAGGCTCGTCGTGCGAGTCCTGAGCCTCAATCTGCTCCCTCGTCGGCTCCATCGTCTCTCCCTTCCTCGTATCGGTCGCGCTCTACGTGCAGGCACATCGGGCACTGCCACTCCTGCCAGACCACCCTCGCGCCCCTCGTGCAGTCCGTCCTCGTGTGGACCTCGACCATAGCCGCGCCGCACATGCAGCACGTGCGGGAGCGCGGGAGGCCGCGGTGCGTAACATTAATGTCTTCCAAGCGCTACTCCGTCCCGCTGTTGCCGTCCATGATGTGCTTGTCCGACTCGTTGAGACGGTCGAAGATGTGCAGGTCTGCAAGCTCTGGGTTGAGCTTCACGAGGTTTTCCGCGACGCTCACGAACTCGTTGACGCACAGCAGGACGATGGTCGCCGTGATGATTGGTGCGCTGTAGCCGAGGTTTATGCCGCCGAGCAGCATCCCGTCCGCCACGTCCGCGAGGACTACGACGCCCATCTCCGACGCCTTGTGCCACAGTCCCGTGCGCATGGCGGATGACTGCACGCGACCGTCCTTGTACGCAGCGGCGAAGCCAAAGAGTATGTCAAGCAGGATGAGGATGCACAGGGCCACGAATGCGGTTTGCGCCTGTGGGTTGTCACGGACTGGCTGAATAAATACATCAATGAAGTACGGTGGTACTGTGTGCATTCGAATCTCCTAACTCGTTTAGAACTTTATGAACAGCCACTGGACGCGGACGTTTCCCGTGACCGATGGCGTGATGTAGCCATGCACGCCGCCGCTTGAGGTCGGGGACAGCGTTATGTGGTGGTCGTAGCCACCCTGCCCTGGGCTTGCGAGCAGCACCCACGAGGCGTGCTCGTCTGGCATGACCAGCTCGCCGAAGCGCGACTTGCAGTCATTCCCGCTGAAGAGGTCGAAGTCGGAGCCAAGCGAATTGACTACGGACGTGCCAGCGAAGCGCTTCTTGATGACCGTGCCACCGTTGAGCTGCATCCCGCCCTCATCGGACGAGATGGCCACGCCCTTCCGCCCGTAGACTCTAGCGAAGCCGTCATCACCGACGCTTACCTCGGAATTTTCAGACTCCTGGTTAGACTGGGATATCATCGAGGCTCCTGCGGTACTGGCTGACACTGTTCCCAGCCCGACGTTTCCTGTGGAGCTGTATGTGTCAAGCGAACCTGCAGACAACGCCATGTACGTTTCGCCGTGAATCTCGCAATCGGTGAAGCCCCTGCCGTCCTGGTACGCCGTCATGCTCACGTCTCCGCCGAGAAGCGAGACCTTTCCGCTTGCGAGCGATGCCGTGGTATTTCCGTCCGCGTCCAGCACGTCAAAGCTGCTGGTACCCTGCCGAGTCCGTCCACCTGTGAAGGTCTTGCCGTCCGTTGAGTAGCCAACGGTCACACCGTCAGACCCGCGATGAATCAATGTCGCTAGATTGTTTGCGGTGGTGTTCGCTGTGTTCGCCGTTGACTGTGCGTTCGCCGCTGCCGTCTTTGCGGCATCCGCCGTTGACTGTGCGGTGGCTGCGTTGGTCTTGGCTGTGTTTGCCGTGCTTTGAGCTGTTGCTGCGTTTGTCTTGGCTGTGTTCGCGGTCGATTGCGCCGCTGCTGCTGCGCTCGCCGCATCCGTTCCTGCTTTTTTGGCGTCCTTGACGGCATCCGTGCTGGCGAGGTCTGCGGTCTTCGTGTACTGGCCGAAGGTCTCGTTGATTCCGCTGGCCGTCTGCTCGATTTTGGAGTAGATGCCGCTCGTCTTGGTCGTGCCATCGGGTGCGGTGTACGTGGCCTCGCCCTTGACCATTGACTCTATCGAGCTGGATAGCTGCGTAATCTTTGACGTGTGCTCGCTTGACGTTGATTCGAGCGTCCCCACGCGCCCGCTGAGCTTCGCGCGCTCGCTTACCTCGGAGGTAATCGCGTCCTCCCAGATTTTGAGGTCGGCGTTGGTGGCGTACACGGCCTTCACGTGGTCCTGCGTCGCGTACGGCGTGTGCGCCGACGACGCCAGCGTCACCGGGGAGCCGTAGGAGAAGACCGGGTTCGCCAACTGGATGTCGCCCGTGGACGCAGAGTTGTCGAAGCCCACGCCGCAGATGGTCATGCCAGATGGCACCACGCACGTGCCCTCGAAGCGCTGCCAGGAGTCCGTGGGCTGCCACGACGGGAAGCCTACCCAGTTCTTGTTGCCTGCCGCGTCCTCGTACTCAACGAACGGCTTCAGCACGCCAGCGTCGGCGCCCGTTAGCGACGCGCCCATGTGGATGGTCTGGTTCTCTGTAAGTCTGGCCACGCCGGTGACATTGCTATTGAGTTCTGCCATCCCTGCCTTGCCCGCTAGGTACGTGCCATCCGCACGGATTTGCATCGATGCCGTCGAGTCTGACCAGAGGTTAGCGCTCATGAGAGCACCACCACCGGCCAGCGTCTCGCCATCAGCGGGTGACCACGCGGCAGGAGTGTCGCCCTCGGCCAGCATGTATGCGCACACGCTCAGTCCGTATCTGCCGGTGGCCTCGACTCGCGGCAGCGCGAGCTTCGACGCCTCTACGGTGAAGGTGTGGCTTATGATGTGCCACTCGCCGTCAGTCACGTCATAGAACAGCTTCCACGATGTGTCGAACTCGCTGTCCACGAGGTATTTGTCGCCGCCGACATTGGAGAGGTAGTCGGCCACGTAGTGACTCTGCCCTGGCTCGACCCTCACGCACGCCGAGAAGGTGTACGTCCGCCCCGCTACGAGCATTACGGACTTGTGCAAGCCTATGTAGGCGGCTTTAAATGACATGACCGCGAAGCCGTCGTGGGTCCCGTCAGCGCTACATGCATCAGCGTTACCCCAGCTGCCAGACCATTCCCTGGTACCGCTCAGAAGGTTCTCCCTAGCCTCGCTCATCTACGGCCACACCTCCCCGTCCGCTGGTGCCAAGGCACGATTGTCTGCGCCATCGCTAGCCCTCCAATCTGCACTGAACCGCCATGCCAGCCGCGCACGTGTACGTGTAGCCCGTGGCCTTGCACGAGTCCCCGACGTACCACTTGACCAATCCCATCATTGCGACCTCCCGCTCCGTGAGCAGCTCCCCGCCGCGCCATACGGTCGCGGTGAGCCTTGACGTGTCCCCAGCCGCGTCTGCGGGCGTGCTGGACACCTGAACGCGCAGGGTGCGCGAGTAGGCGTCATCAGCCGTATCCTTTGCGGTCTCGGCGGTCGATTTCGCTGTCTGAGCGGTAGCATTTGCCGTCTGAGCGGTCGAATTCGCGGCGTTGGCGGTGGAGCTTGCGGAGTTTGCCGTCTTTACCGCGCTATCGGCGCTGCTTGACGCTGCATTTGCAGTCTTTACCGCGTTGCTTGCGCTGGTAGATGCACCATTCGCGGTGCTAACAGCCGTGCTGGCATTGGTCTTTGCCGTGGCTGCGTCGCTCGCCGCAGTCTTTGCCGTGCTCACAGCCGTGCT